GCGTGCGGCCTTTTGCGTCGGGCCGACGGTGCCGTTCATCTTGCGGGAGCGCGTGCCCCAGCCCTTGGGGATCAGGCCCAGGTGCTTCTTGCGGACGCGGGCGATCTTGGACTTGGTCTTCAGGTCGGCGTCGGTCTTTGTCCGGTGCGCCGCCTTCAGGGCGGGGGCCAGGTTCGTTTCGCGGTTCTCGCCTCCATTGATCAGGGCGATGACGTGGTCGCAGTCCCACGCCTCGCCGGCGCGAATCTTCCGCTTGGACAGGTGGCAGGTGCCGCCGTGGGCCTCGAAGACCCGCAGCTTCACCCTGGCGGGCGGGACGGCGTCCGGGCTGGCCCCGATCCACTCGGGCACGGTTCTGCCGGTCATGCTGCCTCCTGCTGATCGTCGTTGGCGGGGCCGAAGTGGTCGACGGGGACGCACTTCCACGAACGGCCCGCGCGGATGGCGTTGATGACGTCCGGCGTGACGCCAAACTGATCGCCGATCTCTCGATTGCCCCTGCCCTCGGCGATCAGGTGACGGATGATCGGGATCTGATCTTCATGAAGAAGGGCGCCCGGTGCCGACGATCCCGCCATTCGCGGCTTCCGACCCTTGGCGATCATGTCCTGGGCGTTGTCTCGCACCGTGCCCAAAAACAGGTGATCGGGGTTCACGCAGGATGGGTTGTCGCACCGATGACATACCAAGAGGCCGGCCGGGATCGGCCCCTTGAATGTCTCGTAGCTGGCCCTGTGTGCGCCATGGCTTCGTCCACCATGTCCGATCGTGCCATAGCCGGTCTGGTGGACCATCGCCCCGGCCCAAAGCCAGCAACCAGCGTTCGTGTCGTATTCGACGCGATCGAGGATGCGCTTGGACAGAGGCTCGACCTTGGCCGCCATCCGCGCACGGCGCTCGGCCGTCCAGTGTGTCCCCTTTGTGCCCATCAGGCGGCCCTCTGATTGTCTTGTTCGCCGAAATGCTCGACCTCGATTCCTTCGCGGGCGCACCACGCCAGCACGAACTCGATCAGCTCCGAGAAGCGCGCCTTCGACAGAGCGCTGGTGCTCAGGCCGATCGGGAAGACACCGTCACCGTCCAAGGTCGGAACGAACCGGATTTCTTCGCCCATTGCCTGCATGAAGCTGGCCTTCCAGAGCGCCATGTCCATGCGAACGCCGTTGTTCATCGGGCGCTGCCTGATGATCTGCTGGATCAGCCCGTGAAGGGCCGCGTTCTGTTCGTCGGACCGCTTCGGTTCCCTGATCTCCAAGGTCCAGGGCGAGCCGGGCTGCCACAGGCGCAAGGCCTTCTCGACCCATGCGTGGGCCTCGTCGCGGCGGCCGGGCGTCAGGCGCAGGAGGTTCCGGGCCATCAGAGGACGCGCTCTTCGATGAACTCGACGCCGGGCACGGATGACCGCTTGCCCGACCGCACGTCGTCGTCGGCCAGCTTCTGCAGGAGGCCCGCGAAGGCGTCGGGATTGGACCGCCAGTAGTGCGCGGCGGCTGCATGGGCATCGACCACGCGCGCCGTCCATTTCGTCCGCAGGCCCATGGCACGCGAGCCCCCGACCGCATGGGCCTTGTCGGCCTCGGCCGTCTTCACGGCCCTGGCGGCGGCTTCGGCTTCGGCGACCTTCGCCTCGGCTTCCTCGCGGGCGCCCAGATCGGCGGCGTTCGCGGCGCGCATGGCTTCCGCTGCCTCCCGCGCCTTGGCCTCGGCTTCCTCACGGGCCTTGCGTTCGGCCTCGCGCTTCTCATCGTCCAGCTTGCGGAGATAGGGCGCCAGCGCGGCCTTGAGGGCGTCGATCGCCTTGAACACCTTGCCGGGCGTCTTCGTCTTCGGATCGGCCCAGAGCGGGGCATACTTGGCCTGCACCGCCGCCTTGGCCTCGTCGTGAGGCCGGCTCTCTTCCTTGCGGGCGTCGTCGGCGGCCTTGGCGTTCAGCCGCAGGCCTTCGATCAGCCGGGACACCTCGTCGGCCTGGGCCTGCGTGGCGATGGCCTCGCCGTCCGCCCATGCGCGGGCTTCGGTCAGGAGGTCGTCGGCATCGTCGGCGATCAGGTCGAAGGGCGTGGCGTTCGGGATATGGAGGGGCTGGACGGTCATGCGGCCTCCCGATCAAACGGGGTTTCGCCGGCCGTGTGGCGGGCCTTCTCTTCGTCCTTGGCCTTCTCGACCCGGCTGAACTCGGCAGCGGAAAGTTGGACCTTCAGCGGCTTGGCGTTCTTGCCCCAGAAGTCGGTCAGCTCGGCCATGTTGCGGCACGTCCGCATCGTGGCGATGGCGAAGTCCGCGGCGGCACTGTCGCCCTCGCTCACCTTCTCGCCGTCATCGGCCTTCTCGGGGGCCGCGTCGGTGACGTGAAGGTCGCCCTTGTGCCACAGGTCCAGCGCGGCTCCGAAGCGCATCGCGGCGTTCCGCAGGGCGTCGCCGATGACCTCCTTCTCACGCGCACCGGGGTCGGCGTTCAGCTTGCCGGCGGCGTGGCCATAGCCCAGCCGGGTGACGCCAAGGACGGTCAGCTTGATCCAGAGGCCGCCTGTGGCGTCGAAGGCGGGCAGGCCGTCGCGGAAGGCCGCAGGCTCCCACGACCATTCCGGGTCGACGTCCAGCAGTCGATGCGTCAGGGCGGCGTGGCCGACATAGTCCAGATGCACGACGTCCTTGTGGTGCCAGGCGCCGCAGTCCTTGCAGCGGATGCCCAGCTTGAAGTCGTTCTTCACGGCCTCGGTCTGCTGCTTCGTCGGCTTCGGAAGCTTGCTGATCAGGTGATCGGGGAACGGCGAGCGCAGCAGGGCGAGGCCGGTCAACGGGGCGGCGGGTTTGGCGTCGGTCATGACAAGCTTCCGATCATGCTGGAGGCGGCGACCACGGCCATGGAGGCCAGGATCACCACGGCGGCGATGGCGAGGATGATGGAGGGGCGGAAAGGCTCGCGGGGTTTGTCGGTGAAGTCCCATCCCCTGCCCCCGGACTGGTCAGTGCGGCGGGCGGCGTCGAAGCGGGGGTCGGTCATCGGTTCATGCTCCAGATCACCGTGATGGCCACCCAGGGCCCGGCGGTGATGGCGGCGGCGGTTATCGCCGTCAGGACAAGGCGGGCGGTCATGGGCAAGCGGGTCATGCGAAGCGCCTCTGGGCGATTGCCCGTGCTTTGTGGATGCGGTTCCAGCGGGTCGCGTCGGCCTGTGCGCGGGCGTCGGCCTCGGCCTTGTCGGCCTGTGTCCGTGCCCAGACGGCGGTGACTTCGGAGTCGGTCTCGCAGACCACGCGACCACGAAGCCAGACGCGCCACATCAGGCGGTCGCCGGGGGTGATGCAGGCGGCCATTATGCGGCCTCGCGCATCTGACCGGCGGGCGTCGGCGGGGTGAACCCCTCGGCCTTGCGGATGGCCCGGATCATGTCAGACACCAGAAGCAGATCGGCTTCCAGCAGATCGTCGGGGCTGGCGACGGCGGCTTCGACCAAGTGGCCCAGCGCGTCGCGGGCGACGAATATCGGCATCCGGCGGCGAGACGAGGACACCACGAACGGACCCTCGGCCCAATAACGGGGGCGGCGGGGGGCGTCGGAGATCAGGCCGTCCACGAAGGGCGCCAGAACGTCACGGATGGGGACGAGGGTCATGCAGTCACTCCGTGCACGAGTAGTTTTGGGGGCATGAGGTCGCCCCGGCGCACTCCTTCGGCCTGAAGCAGAAGGCCGGGCACTTGCCGTTGACGGGGTGGTCCAGCTGCCAGATGACGGGGGTCGCCGGGTAGGGCAGCGACTTCATCGTGAAGTTCGCATAGGGCCCGCCGCCGACCGTCTTGCCGGTCAGTTTTTCCGCGATCTTGGCCGCGTCGTATTCGTTGACGCCTTGGCAGTAGCCCTGCGAGCCGTCGGTGAACGTGATCCAGTAGCCCCGCATCACGCGGCCCTCGCAAGGGCCGGGGCCGCGTGGCGCAGGTTCGCCCGCAACGGTTCGATGGTCAGGTTCGCCGGAACCGGATGCGCGAACCGGATCAGGCGGACCCGCTCGCTGTTCGCTTTGGGCCCATGGACCGGAGCCTCGACCACGCCGCGAAGGCATCCATCGACCAGCATGTCCGGGTCGAAGACGACATCCGACGAACCCCAATGGCAGTCAACGATCCCGCAGCATCCGTCGCGGGTGATGGCGCGGACGGGGACGAGAACTTCATCCCCGGCGGCGAAGGTGGAGGGCGTGGTGGACATGGCGGCTCCCATCGGTTGATGGGAGACAGGTTACCATTCGTTACGTGGATGTCCAGCAGAAAGTTACGCGCCGTTACGCGCGTTCGTCGGATGGTTAGGGCTGGATCGGCTCGCCGCGCATGAGTCGGGCGGTCTGGGCACGGACGGTCGCGCGAAGGTCAACGCCTGCCGGGCAGGTGTAGTCGCCCTCGAAGCTGACCTGTTCAGCTCCGATCTGGCGCACGGCGGTTATCTCGCAGCCCAGCGGACGCACAAAGTCGCGCATCGCCGCCTCTACCGCCCACGGGTCAGGCCGGAAACCGCGCGCCAAGCCGAAGGTCAGGCCTTTAATGAAGCCCGATCCTGCCGCGTCGGCCAATGTCGTCTGGGCCAGAAGGCTGCTGTCGACAGGGTGCATCGAGACGTTCATCCGCTTGCCCTGGACCGTGATCTGGGCGTCGGCCGTCAGGTTGCCGTCGTTATAGCTGGCGGCGCGCTGGACCGAGGCGCAGCCCGTCAGCGACAGGGCCACAAGCGCGATGGCGGCGAGTTTTCTCATGGCGTCCTCCGGGTGCGACCGTTTCTGGCGTAGGCGTCAGGCAATCTTGAGGAGCTGGGTGATCGCATCGGCGACTGCGGTCTGTCGAGCCTTCGGGGCCTCGCGTATGGCGTCGATCACCCGGCGCTCCAATGGTGACAGGTCGGCCTCGTCGGGGTCGTCCGGCTCACCCCTGCCCAGCAAAAGCCACCGCCAGTTGACCCCGAACTTCCGGGCGAACTGGATGGCGCGCTGATCGTCCAGGCGCGTCACCTTGGACGCATCCGGGGCCCGTTCATAGGCCCGATAGGTGTGGGGCTTCATCCCCATGCTTTCAGCCGCAGCTCCGGCGTCGGGCTTGATGCCCTTGGCCTCTTGCCATTGAATCCGGGCCCACCGCAAACGCTCGTGGGGCTCCCGGCACGTCGTCCACCGATCGTCCATGGTGAAGAGGTTACGCGAAAGCACGTAACTAGGTGTTCCGGCCTCTTGCGTTCTCACGTAACGCAAAGTAACGTGCCTCTCATGACCCACGCCGACATCATCGCCGCCAAGGGCGCCGCGGACATCGCGGCCAAGCTTCAGATCCCCGCGATCAACGTCCGCATGTGGAAAAGCCGGAACACGATTCCCCGGTCCGCATGGGCCGAACTGATCGACGCATACGCCGACGTGACGCTGGACATGCTGAAGGCCGCCCATCACGGGCCGCCCGCCGCCAACGACACCGACCCCCATAGCGAGGCCGCTTGATGCGTCACCTCGCCCCCCCTTCCGTCCGGGTGATCCCCTTCCCCGTTGACGGACGCGCCACCGGCCGGGGTTCCTCCCCCCTCGCCCGGTCGGTGGCGCACCATACCAACCGGGGGCGCTGCTGATGCTGGCCCTCGAAACCCTGAACGTCGCCGCGCGCATCTATGAGCGGATCATCGACGCCGAACGGATGATGGGCGTGGACCCTGAGCGCGGTCTGGCCCGGCTCAAGCTGGTGGCCGATCTGGCGCGGGCCGAGCGCCCCGTCATCGCCGGGGTCATCAGCACCCTGACCATCGTTCAGGCCGCCATGGCCCAGCAGGAAGCCCCAACGGCTCCCGTCCGGCCGATCGCCGCCAACAATGACAACCATGGGCTTTCTGCCCCCTCTGAAACGCCCCCGACCATCGCCTGACGGCGGCCTGTCGTCACGGAAACCTTCCTCCAGAACGTTGCGAGAACCTGAATGAGCGTCGCCGTAATCAAGGCCATCACCCGCCAGATCAGGCTTCGGCTGGGCAGTTCGGAGAACGCCGCCATCGCCTGCGGCCTGTCGAACAAGGGCGCGTGGAGTCTCTACGAAAGCGACAATCACCCCGAGACGACCCTGCCGCTGCATCGGTTCCTGATGGTGGCCAATGCCGACGAACGGGCCGCCGTGATCCGGCTGCTGACCGGCGAGGATGAACCCGCCCCGGTCTGCCTCAACACCGAGGCCGGGGAGACGACCGAGGCCAGCGCGGACATGCAGCGCACCGTCCGCGAGGCCAGCGCCGACGGCAAGATCACGCCGTTCGAGGCCGCTGTCATCCGCGCCGCCGTGCTGAAGGTCCAGGCCGAGGCTGGCGACGTTCTTCGGGGGGCCTGCTGATGATCCGCCGCCTCCTGTCCGCCGTCGCTTACCGGCGCTTCATGGCCCGGTCCCGCCGTGCCGAAGCCCGCGCCAGCGCCACCCGTGAGATCGGCCGCATCCGGGCCGCTCGCCGCGCCGTGGTTCACGCCGCTCTGGAGGCTGGACGATGACCTTTCGCCCCGTATGGACCGACGACCGCATCGAGCAGATGCTGGCCCTGAAGGCCGAGGGCCTGTCCGACTACCAGGTCGCCGCGCGGATGGGCGTGTCCCGGACGGCCGTGGCGAACAAGCTGTCGCGGATGCGCCATCCGCAGGTCAGGACGCGGCCGGCCACCGGCTGGACCGAGGATCGCGTCGCCCTCGTCAAGACCCTCTGGATCGCCGGCAAGTCGGCGCAGGAGGTGGCGGACGCGCTCAACAGGGCGGCCCCGCCAGAGATGCGGGTCACTCGGAACGCCGTGATTGGTCTGGTTCACCGGAAGGGCCTGTCGAACAACGGCCGCGCGCCCGCCGCCCGTCCGGCCCGGCCGGTGAAGCAGGCCGCCGAACGCCTTGCCGCCACGAACCGGGCGAAGGCCGCCATCGTCAGCCGCATGAACGCCGAACCCGCCAAGCCCCGGCCGCCGAAGGTCGAGGCCGTGCCGCTGGCCGCCATCGAAAGCCCGAACGCCCGCCCTGGGATGGAGCGCGAGTTCGGTCAGTGCGCGTGGCCGCTGGGAGAGGCGGGGGCCATCATGTCCTGCTGCAATCCGGTCGCGCGGGGGTCGTATTGCGAGGGGCACGCCGGGGTCGCCTATGACGATCGCATCATCCGCGTCGCTGGCGGCTCGAACCTCAAGTCTCGCCACTCCGTGGAGCGGCAGGCGGTTTTCTACACCCGCGACGAACGGGTCGACACCTACGTTCCGACCGGCGGTCTCAAGTCCCGCACCGCCAAGCCCGCTTCCCCGTGGGATGAAGCGCGAGCCGCCGCATGAGCCCGAGCGCCAACCGAGACGCCCGTGGTTCATGGTGCGCCCCCGTCCGGGGTGTGTCCCGCCTGTCGAACGCCGACTGGTCCGTGATCCGCGAGGAGCGGTCCAGGGCCCGACCGACCCCGTGGCGCGTGCTGGCGGAACGCTTCGCCGTGACCGAGGCCGACCTGCGGGCCGCCTTGGCCACGCCGGACCCCGCGCCCCCGGCCAATGACGACAAGCCCGACCGCGCCCTGACGTCCTATGGCGTCGATCTTGACGCCTTCAAGACCGAGTGGGCGAAGGGCCGGTCGGTCGCATCGATCGCCCGCGCCATGCGGATCGGCAACATCAAGGCCGTCCAGATCGTCCACGCCCTCGGCCTGCCCGTCCGCCGCCCCGGCTCGCCCGGCCGCTGGAGGCCCGAGCACGAAGCCCGGATGCGCCAGATGATGGGCGACGGCCACACCAGCAATGAGATCGGCCGGACCCTCGGCTTCGCGGGCAACACCATCCGCGCCAAGGCTGACGCGCTGGGCCTGACGTTCTCCCGGGGGCGTGCCCGATGAACCGCCGCGAGAGCTACGCCGTCGAGAGGATCGACCGCAGCCGGGAACACGCCGCCGCGACCGAGGCCCGGACCGCCCGGACGCGCGCCCTGGAGGATAGGGCCGTCGCCTACGTCCGTCTGGGCTTGGCCATGCTTCCCGACGTGGACCGCCCGGCCTTCGTCAAGATGCTGGCATCCGTAATCCGGGGGCATCTGGTCGAGCATCACGGCGAGACCGCAGCGGCTTCCATCCTGTCAAGCGAGGCCGGGAAGGCCAATGGAGGGGCGCGGTGAAGTCCTATCACGATCTGATCGCAGCGAAGCGACTGACCTTTGAGGCTCGTGGCCTCGGGAACGTGCCGACGCTCAACCCGGCGATGAACCCCCATCAGGCGCACGTTACGGACTTTGCCCTGCGGACGGGATGCGCGGCCATGTTTCTGGACACCGGCCTCGGCAAGACGCTGTGCGCGCTGGAATGGGGGCGCGTGGTTTCGGAGTTCTCCAACAAGCCCGTGCTGATGCTGGCCCCGCTCGCCGTTGCCGCGCAGCACGAGCGCGAGGCGGTCAAGTTCGGCATTGACGCCAAGGCCATACGCGAGCCCGGCGAGATTGCGGGCGCCCGCGTCTACATCACCAACTATGAGCGGCTGGCCAAGTTCGACGTGTCGCAGTTCGCCGGCGTTGTGCTCGACGAAAGCAGCATCCTCAAGAGCTTCAACGGCAAGACGACCCGCGCGCTGATCGACGGCTTCGCCAAGACGCCCTTCCGCCTGGCCTGCACGGCCACGCCCGCGCCGAACGATCACGCGGAGCTTGGCCAACACAGTCAGTTCCTCGGGGCCATGTCGCAGTCGCAGATGCTCACGCGATGGTTCCTTCACGACAGCGCCGACACCGGCAACTGGCGGATGAAGGGCCATGCGGTTCAGGATTTCTGGAACTGGGTGGCGTCGTGGGCGCGATGCGTGTCGAAGCCTTCGGATCTCGGCTTTTCCGATGACGGCTTCGTCCTTCCGCCGCTGAATATGGAGCGCCACAAGGTCTCGGCTGATCGATCGATTGACACGGGGCACGAGAGGGACGGTCAGGCCCGGCTGTTCCGTATGCCCGACACTTCCGCGACGGCCATCCACGGCGAGAAGCGCAAGACGATCGACGCCCGCGCCGACCTGATCGCGGATGTGGTCGGCCGCGAGCCGGGCGAGGCCTGGGTCATATGGTGCGACACTGACTATGAGGCAGACGCTCTGACCGCCCGCATACCGGAGGCGGTCGAGGTTCGCGGCTCAATGACGCCGGAGCAGAAAGAGGAACGCCTCACCGCGTTCTCGACTGGCGCCGTCCGCATCATCATTACCAAGCCGTCCGTGGCCGGGTTCGGCCTCAACTGGCAGCACTGCGCCCGCGTGGCCTTCGTCGGCCTCAGCTTCTCATACGAGAGTTTCTATCAGGCCATCCGCCGCTGTTGGCGGTTCGGCCAGGTCCGCCCGGTCAACGTCCACATCGCCTGCGCGGACACCGAGGAAAGCATTTGGAACGTGGTCAGCCGCAAGGCGGGCGACCACGAGGGCATGAAGCGCGAGATGACCGCGGCCATGTCCCGCGCCGCGCGGATCGTCCACGAGCAGGCGCCCTATGCGCCGACCGTACCCCTTCAACTTCCCGAATGGATTGCCGCATGACCGAGGTTCTCGACGCCGCCAAGGGCGAACGCTTCTATGCCGTCAACGCCGACTGTGTGGAGTTCGCCGCCAGCCTGCCCGACGCATCTATCGGCTTTTCCGTCTATAGCCCGCCGTTCGCGCACCTGTTCGTCTACAGCGACAGCGAGCGGGACATGGGGAACGTCGCCAACGAGGCCGAGTTCAAGGAACTCTACCGCCACCTTGTGCGCGAGAAGTTTCGGATCACGAAGCCGGGCCGGCTGACGGCGGTTCACTGCTCCGATCTGCCCCGGACCAAGGGCGTCCATGGGACCGTGGGGCTCTACGATTTCCCCGCCGATATTCGTGAGGTTCACGAAGCAGAGGGCTGGACCTATCACAGCCGCATCACCGTCTGGAAAGACCCGGTGATCGAGATGCAGCGGACGAAGGCGCTGGGGCTTCTCTACAAGCAAATCCAGACCGACAGCACGCGCTCGCGCCAGGGGATGCCCGACTATGTGCTGATCTTCCGCAAGACGCCGGAGGACGAAAGTCAGGCCGAAAAGGTCGGGCAGGACAAGGCGCTCTTCCCCGTCTCGATGTGGCAGCAGTGGGCGTCCCCCGTCTGGATGGACATCGACCAGACCAATGTCCTCAACGTGCGCGTGGCCCGCGAGGACAAGGACGAGCGCCACCTCTGCCCCTTGCAACTTGACCTGATCGAGCGGTGCGTCCGGCTTTGGACGAACCCCGGTGACACCGTGTTCTCGCCGTTCATGGGGATCGGCTCTGAGGGCTGGGCGTCGCTCAAGGCTGATCGCCGGTTCATCGGCTCCGAACTGAAGCCCGCCTACTTCCGGCAGGCGGTCAAGAACCTGACCTACATGGAGAGCGAGAGCAGCGCGCCCAACCTTCTCGCGCTGGCCGGGGCCGCATGACCGAAGCCCCCCGCTCCCTCCCCCACAGCCTGGAGGCAGAACAGGCCCTGCTGGGGGTGTCGTCATGAGCCGCATGGACTGGCACCCTCGCTATCACCGCGCCGCCCTCGACGGCATGGAGCGCATGACGCTGGCCGAGAGGGGCGCCTACACGACGCTTCTCGACATGATCTATGACCGCGCCGGCCCCGTGCCCGACGAGGACCGGATGCTGGCGGGGATCATGCTGGTGTCCGTCCGGGCGTGGAAGGCGATGCGCGCGCGTCTGATCGAGCTGGGCAAGATCGAGCCCGTCGAAACGCCCCACGGTCAAGCCCTGCACAACTGGCGGGCCATGACCGAACTCGAAAATCAGTCGAAACGCTCGCGAAAGAATGCCGAAAGCGGCGCGAAAGGTGGCGTTAAATCCGGCAAGTCGAGGACAAAGCTCAAGGGTTTCAACGACAATGACGAAGCGCCCGCCGAAGCGAAACCCAAGCTAAAGACAGAGACAGAGACAGAAGGTTCCGAAGATAAATCTTCGGACGCCGAACGCGTCGTGGCGATCGATCACGATGGGGACGCATGGCGTCAGGCCGTGGCGATCCTGACAGCCCAGGGCGGGATGACCGTCGCCAAGGCCCGCCCCTTCTTCGGCCGCCTCCTGTCCACCAACAAGCTCGAACCCCGCGACCTCCTGCCCTCTCTCGCCAAGGCGACCGTGACCGGCACCCAGGACCCGCAGGGCTATCTGGCCAAGGCCGCAGAAGCGATTGCAAGGCGCAGAACCGAGACCGGCACCCAGAAGCGCGTGGGGTGGGTCTGATGGCGACCAAGACCGAGAAAGCACGCGCTGCCGGCGTCCCTGACGGACGGGGGGCGGACTACCGCTGCCCCTGCCCGAAGTGCTCGCCGAGCCGGAAAAAGAAGAAAGACCCCTGCCTCCACGTCACCGTCACCGCCGACGCGGTGCTCGTCTGCTGCTGGCACTGCGATTACAGAGAAGGATTTTTCGATGACCGTGATGGAGGCGCTCGACGCGCGGGGTCTGGACGTGGAGCTGGCGTCTCGCCTCGGTCTGAACGAAGCCCGCGATGGTGGTGACGTCCTCCAGATCGACTTCCTGCGCTCCGGCGAGATCGTCCGCCGCAAGTTCAAGCGCATGGGCCCGGTCGCCGATGGTCAGCCCCGCTACTGGCAGGAGCCGAAGGGCGGCCAGAAGATCGCGTGGAACGAGGACGCCTTGCGCGACGAGGGCCTGGGGTCCCAGCCGCTGATCATAACCGAGGGCGAAATCGACGCGGCGACGGCGATCCAGTGCGGTTTCATGCGGACCATCAGCGTTCCCGATGGCGCCCCGCCCCCCGGACAGCGTTCGGCCGAGGATCTGGAGTCCGGGTCGAAATACGACTGGCTGCGCGAGATCAAGCCGTTCCTGACCCGCGACCTGGCCCCCGAGATCATTCTGGCGACGGACGGCGACGAGAACGGCGCGGCATTGCTTCAAGACCTGTCCGTGCTGCTGGGGCGGTTCCGCTGCAAGTTCCTCACCTACCCCAAGGCGCGAGACCCCGAGGCGCGCGGCCGGGAGCGGCTGAAGGACTTGAACGAGGTTCTTCAGGACTACGGCACGAAGGGCGTCGTCGAGACGATCGGCCGGGCGCAATGGATCAAGGTGGACGGGGTGCATCGCATGAGCGAGCTTCCGCCGCTCCCGCGCCAAGTCCTCTATGAGCCGCGCCTGCCGCAGTTCCGCCTCTTCGGCGAGAACTTCAAGGTCCGTCTGGGCGACTTCTCCGTGGTCACAGGCACGCCGGGCTTCGGCAAGACCACCTTCGCCAACGACGTGTTCTGCGGGATAGCCCAGGACAACGACCTGACGATCGCATGGGGCTCATTCGAGCAAGAGCCGCAGCGGGATCACAAGCGGAACCTTCGCAAGTGGTTTCTCGGCATCCCCCCGCACCGCGCCGACGAAGGCCAGCTCGCCGCTGCCGACCGATGGATCGAAGAGCGGCACGTCTTCATGGTCCCCAGCGAGGACGATGACGCCGACCTCGAATGGCTGCTGGACAAGATGGAGGCGTCGGTCGTGCGCTTCGGCGCCAGCATCATCCTGATCGACCCGTGGAACGAGCTTGAGCACAGCCGCAAGCACGGGGAGACGGAAACCGAATACACCGGCCGGGCGATCCGAGCGCTTAAGAGGTTCGCCAAGGCGTTTCGGGTCCACGTTTGCGTAATCGCGCACCCCACGAAGTCGGTTAAAGATGCGGAGGGCAAGTATCGGATGCCGACGCTTTATGATATAGCTGGTTCGGCCAACTGGTATAACAAGACCGACCTTGGCGTCATCGTGCATCGGGAGGGCCCCGACGCCACACTGATCAAGGTTCAGAAGAGCCGTTACCACGAAATCATCGGCAAGCCGGGCGAGGTTCTGATGCAGTTTTCTCAAGACGAGGGCCGCTTCATCGAGACGGAGCGCGCCGCATGAAGCCCGCGAACGACACCACACTGCGGGTCATCGCGGACGGTCTGATCAACCGCGCCGAATGTCGGCCCAAGGGGTGCGAGGGCGCGCGGCTGCTGAGAGAGGCGGCCGCCAATCTGCTGGACGCGGACATGCACATCCAGCGCGACGACGGCGAGATGCTGCGCCGGGTGGCGAACGATCCCGACCCCCAGGCGAAAGGCGATGCCGCATGAGCCAACCCGCCAACGACCCCCAACCCCAAGAGGCCGCAGCATGACCGAACCAACCGAGGCTGAAATTGAGCGCGTTGCCGTGGCCATTGCTTCGGCAGAGCTGCGCGCCACCGGCATGTCGGAGCTTGTGGTGCAGATCGCCGAAACGCATGCGCGTGACCTCTCGGTCAGCACCTACGGGCACTCCGCCCGCGCCGCCATCATCGCCATCCGTGAGGCCGCAGCATGACCCGCGCCAGCCGACGCCGCCGCAGCCGGTGCAAGCCGTCCCCGCCGCCCCGGATGATCGGGGCCAACGACGACGCCCCCGGCATCGCCAACGACAATGCCGAGCGGGTGATGGTCGGCGGGGTTCTCCTGACCGCAGAACAGACCCGCCGCTTCCGTGGAGCCGAGGCCCTGCAAGCCCTCGCCGATCCGGGCGCGGTCGCATCCGGGCGCAGGTCCATGCTCGCCCTGGAGGCTGAGATTGCCGCGGCCGTGAACCGTCAGCGGATCGAGCTGGACCGGCTGGAGACCCGGGCGCTGGAGGAAGCCA